GCTGCGGCAAACAGCGCTTGCGCGGCCCGCGGCGCGCTCTTCACGCCGGTCAGCTTGTCGTTGAAGTCGTCGGCGGTCTTCAGTTCGCCGATAACCGTGCGCCAGGTCTCCAGAACTTCCTGCGCCTCGCGCTGTTCCTCCGTCATGGCGTTCAGGCGATCCTTGATCTGCTGGATGACGCGAGCGAGGAATTCTGGATCCACGGAGGGCTTCTTGAACTCCAGCGGCTCCAGCTGGCCCGGGTTCTTGCCGAAGGCCGCGTCAGTCGGGGAGAACAGCAGGACGCGCTTGCCATCCCGCACGGCGATCCGGCCCATGGCGTCAGCGGCCTTGTAGACCTCACCCTTGGAGCCGCCCTGAACGTCCAAGCGCTCGATGATGTCGTCCCCGTTGCGCTGTTCGTCCATGTGGGCGATCAGGACGACATCCTTGCCGAAGCTGTTGACCATCCGCAGCCAGGATGTGAACTCGGATTTGAGCGTGCCGTAGCCTTGCAGAGTGAGTGCGCCACCACGCCCGGCCTTCGGGTTGCGGCGAATGATGTCCACCGACAGTTTGTCCAGCGCGCGGCCGGCCGTGTCCACGATGACGGTGTTATAGGCAGCGAGGTCTTCTGCCGTGATGTCCGCAACGTCCTGCCAGTTGTGGACCGGAACGCTGTCCTTGCGGTTCTCGGCGCGGTAGGCTCCCTCATCGAAGTCCAGCAGGAGGGGCTTGTCTGCCGTGAACGCGAGGGAGGTCTTGCCCACCCCGGGCGGGGCATACACACACAGGTTGATGCGTTCGACCTTGATGGGGTCCGCGGCACGGACAATTCGTAATGCCATGATCTATCTCCTATGGCGTGGGTTGAAATTCAGTTGAAGTACGGAATCCAGCACTGGAGCGCCAGACGCAGCGATGTGCGGCGGTTGAAGAACAGGCGGCGGTGATAGCGGTAGAGGGCGACGAGTTCACGCACGGCTCACCTCCTTCTTCAAGGGCTTCACGTTGGACGCCTTGACCACCTTGGCAGCGAATTCCAGTTCGCGCCTGATCCTGGCGAACGTCTTGCGGATGTCCGTCTGGCTGGCCGGCGTGTAGACGAACGCCGGATCAAGCAATCGAGCTTTCTTCAAGTTGTTCTCCTTCACAGGTAACCGCCGTTGAACGCCAGCGCCACGATGACCGCCCATGCGATGACCAGCAGCCATCCCCAGGGGCCGCGCAAGATGCGCTCGGTTGCCTCGCGGCACTCTTCGCTGTCGCGGGCTTCGTTCGGCCAGGCCGGATCGTTCTGCGCCTGCAGGTCGGACAGCATCACGATGGAGCGCGGGGAGCGCACGCGGCGTGTGGTCATGCGGAAGACGGTCATACTTCGATTCCCTCGTCTTCCGCGACATGCATTGCCAGAAGAAGCCATATGTAGCGCACGCCTTGGCGTTCCCGACCTTGTTTGAATTCGAAGAAGTTAGTGCACCCCGTGTCACACCCGAGGGTTCTCAAGAATTTGACGGCCGGTCGCTCTTCTGCTTCTGCCCACCATACCCAAGGGCCGCCTACTTCGCGGGCTACAGCACAGCAAGACTCGGTAGCACGTTTGCAGCGGCTGGAGGCTGGCTGCCAGCCGGTACCAAGCCACAGACGGTCGTTAGCGGCCTTCCACAAAACATCCGCCAGCTTGCGTTTCTTAGCCATGCTGTTCCTCCAGTTCTTTCTTGATCGGCCCGTATTCGGCGCAGTCACGCATCCACAGGCGAAGACGCAGCGCCGCGTGTTGTGCGAAGCCGATGGCTCGCCATACGTCCTCTGGCTTGCTTGTCCACACATCGAGCTTTTCCAGGCGATCCAGAGCCGCCTGTACGTGCTCTATGGCTTCGGTGGGGAGGGTGATGGTGGGGTTAGCCACGACGCGCCTCCTGTGCGTCTCCATTACCCTTCGGCCGGAGGTGCACGATGACCTCCATGCCGAGTGCGTCGGCAATGGCTTTAAGCGTGACAAGCGACAATTTCTGCTTACCGCGCTCGATGTTCGTGATGCTGGTCCGTACCAGCCCAACCGCGTCAGCGATCTGGCCTTGCGACATACGCAGCGCCTTACGCACGCGACGTAGTTCTGCGCCCGCGCCGCAGGTCAGGTCTTCGGAGGGGCCAGCCACTTTCGGTGGCTCCGCCTGCGGTGGCAATGTGGTTTCAACTCGCATCGGTGCCTCCGGCGGTGACTCGGGGCCGGCGCACCCACGCGCCCGGCGTGTTCCCGCTGATCTGGCCGGCGTTGATCGTCATGTGTTGGCCACAGCGCGTGTTGAGGTCATCACAACCGATTGACGGCGTGATCGTGGGCTGCTCCCAATTCCCGTCCCAGCACCAATAGCGGCGACCATCTGCGTCGCCGGCAGGCACGTTCTCGCGCACGTATTGCAGGCACACCCCGGTGCGAGGACAGTGCAGAGCGATCTGGATGCCGCCCGGGACGCCAGTGGGCTTGCCATGAGCGTCAAGCTGTGGCCCGTCGATTCGCCAGCCAAAGTCGCCGGGCTTTTCGATGCCGCCAACCCCTGCGTGGTACACGCCCTTTCCGACACATCGCATCTTCACGGCGTCCGCCCTCCATCAGCCTTTCTCATCACTTCCCTAGCTCTTTGCACTGCCTCCAGAGCTTTCTTCCTCGCTTGTTCGTCCTCAAGGACAAGGCATGCAGAGTGAAGAAGGAACGTGGTGCGCTCTAGTTCGGCGTAGAGATCAGGCGCGGCAGCGCACAGGCGAGCATCAGCAATGGCTGCTGGCGAATCAGCGTCGTCGTGAACGCACTGCAAGAAGAAGAAGGCCCCCTCGCCACATTGACCCAAACCAAAACGCTTTGCGCTGTACTTGGCAAAGGTCCACGGCCCCGGAGTGAACGTCGCCTCACTCATGAAAAGCTCCTTCCCTCACCAGCTCCAACGCTTCCCGCTCCAACTGCTCCACGATGGATTGCGGAAGCGCACGAACCATTTCCACTTCGTTGCACATCACCGACTCCACCCGAACCCGCTCCTGGTAGTCCGGCTCCAGCGCCAGGCCCGTTCCGAACTCACGCGCTCCACGTTCTGCGGGCGTGTAGTCGAAGGACACTTCGACTTCGATTTCGTCTGCCGTCTTCACGATGGACAGACGTAGGTATGTGGTGAAGGTGGGCATGGCTTACGCCTTCGCCGCGTCCAGTAACGACACGAATTCATCCAGCCACTGCACGGTGATCGCGCTGATGTGGCTCGTCTCCGGCGTGTCGCCCTGGTGGATGCTCATGAACCACTGTTCGGCCGGGCGGCCCGAGTCGGGCTCGATGCCGTTGCCAAGCGCCGTGTAATCAGCGCCGCGCACGTTGGCGATGGTGCCAACCAAGCAGGCGCACTCGCCGGAGTACGTCGATCCGTCCACGCGGCCGGCAACGAGTGCGGCGCGCAGGCCGGCGATTTCATGCGGGGCGCGCAGCAGGATTTCCCAGAAGTCGTTCTTCTGTTTACTCAGGTTCGCGCCACTCAGGTCCGCGTCACGCAGGTTCGCGCCACTCAGGTCCGCGTCACGCAGGTCCGCGCCACTCAGGTCCGCGCCACTCAGGTCCGCGCCACTCAGGTCCGCGCCACTCAGGTCCGCGCCACTCAGGTCCGCGCCACGCAGGTCCGCGCCACTCAGGTCCGCGCCACTGCTGACAGCCGCCTCCAGCGCATGGCGAAGAGCCATTCCGCTTTCGACATGCTCCGGGACATCGCACTCATACAGCACGCGGCCGTAGATGCTCTTGATCTGGATGCGCGTTGCGCTGGCTTCGCTCATGGTTGCTGTCTCTCCTTCATTCGCTCTGTGTTTGGGGAGCGAGTGGGAGGCAGTGTACCGATAACGGTACGAAAAGCAACCGTAATCGGTATGGGGTGGCAAAAAAAGTCGAGGCAGGCGACGGACGGCGCCTAGGCGGGAGATGGTCAGGACGCAAAAAAGCCCGCACTCGGCGGGCTTGTGGGGGAGGGGACAGGCTGCTACTTACCCAGCTTCTTCAGGGCGATCTGAGCTGCGATGGCGCTCGTAAGGTTGCACGTTTGCTCCGTGTCGCCTCGGGCGACACATTCCGCGACGAATGCCTTCCATGACGTCTCGCAGGCCCCCAGCATGAGGAGGGCGGAATGGCCGCCATCAAATGACGTGTACTGCGCTTTGTGGGATTCGCCATCGATGCATAAGGAGAACGCTTGCGCCGCGCCGGATTGGCCGCGGCTCTTTGGCGGCTTGCCAAGTAGAGCGTTTTTTTGCTCCTGCAGCGACTCCATGGAGTGCCGGCACATCACAAGCCGCTGGCCAGCTTCGTAGAGAGCAGGCTTGCTCACGTACCCGGAGGCGGCGCCGATTTCCTGCTCCGTGTTGATCACGTTTTGGGCCGATTCGACGCACTGGCGGGTAGCTTCAATCTGGCGGTCCAGCATAGCCAGCTTCGCGGCGTTCTCTGCCGCAGGAGTGGCTGGCTGGGCGACGGTAGCCGGGGTGAGCAGCGCTTGGTAGTGGGCGATTCGGGACGAGTACCAGGTAGACAGACACGCCTTGTCGCGGCAGGTGCTTTCCCGCTCGCGCCATGCGCTCTCGGCCTCCTTCTTGAACGCCATCGGGTCCGCGGCCGTCGCCTTGGCCTTGGCGTAGTAGGAGAACAGTTCTTCGTCTCTGCGGGACAGCTCGGGGTCCGCGCAGATCAACTTTTCGGCCGTGGATCTGGCCTTGGCACAGTCGAAGCTGGCTCCGTCGGCGTCGAAGGCTATCGCAGCAACCGCCAGGATGCCGCCGACCGTTAGTGCGGCCCGAAGCTGGACTCCTGAGCGTCTAGCGACAGATTCACCTTCCAGCCCGCGCGCGCCAGCACGCCCAGTCCCTCGGTCCTGTTCTTCTTGAAGTCGCCCGTCACCGCGAACTGATCGTGCCCCCGATAGCGGAAACACAGCGCCATCCCAGTGATTTCCCCGCGCAACGCCATCGACAGGACGTAACGCAGCACAGACACCGTTTCCCGGCATCTGTACGCCGTCAAGCTGACTACATTCATCCCCGACCTTCTTCCGTGAAGAAACAGTCTGACGACCTAGGGATGAGCTGCCAACTCCCAAAGGTTGCAATTTGTGTGTCATACAACAAACCTTTAGTTTCATTTCGAGGATTTGTGCTCAGACTGGTGGCCGGTGACACCTCCGGCGCGCATCCCGGTCAGGTCACCGATGACTCGCAACGCCTCGTCTTCGTAGTGCAGTTCGGGCGGCGCTGACTTGCGCAGGAAGCCCCACATGGACCTTTCCATGTGCTGAAGGTCGGGAGGTGGCAGCTTGGAAATCTCCTGATGCAGCTCAACGGAGAAGGGCCACGCCAAGGGCTCGATTCCTTGCGGCTGCAGGAGTTGGTCCACATCCACATGGAAGAAGGCCGCGATCTTCTGTAGCGACTCCAGACGGTTGCCGACTTGGCCCTTGATGGCCCGGTGGATCGTCTGGGTGCCAATGTGGTAGCCCGCAGCGAGCATGGCCGCGCGCAGCTTGCCCACGCTGGTCAAGCCGGAGTCTTTCATCCAGCGCTTCATGTTGGCCGCAAGTACGGGATTGCCGGTCTCGTCGGCTGCGCCGATGGCGTCTTCGCCTTCTTCGTCCACCCGTTCATCGTCCGCCCTTGCATTCCGTAATCGGTATGGCATACTCATACCGTTTTCGGAACGAAAGCCCATGGAGCAGATCGAATCCATCACCGAATACCTGAAGCGGCGACTACGTGACGCCGGAGCCGCGCGGTTTGAAGCCATTGCCGACGAGGCGTCCGTGCTGGCTGGGATTCCTCTGGATCACGAGGACCGGGTACGAGCGAGCTTCATCCGCAAGTTCGTGTACGGCAGCCGCGAGAACCCTCGCATCGGGACCATTCAGCCGCTCCTCGACTACTTCGCCGCCGTAGATCGTGGAGAGCGGCGTTTGCCGGAAGCCGACGAAAAGGCTAGGGCCGCGTAAATGGCCTTTCACCACTTCCTCGCTGGGTTCGCTGAGGGCTTCGCGATGCCCTTCCTGATCGTGCGCGACCTGTGCGTCGCCATCTGGCGCGTGCTTGCCGATTACGCGAGCGGCCGTCGTCCGGCGAAGTCCAACAAGAAGGCGAGGGCCTGATCCATGCATCACTCCATCCTGCCCCGCTGCGGTGCCTTGGGCATCGTCCAAAAGGGTGCCTGCGCGAAGGAGCTGCGTGGTCATGCACGCATGTTCTTTCGTTCGCCCAAAAAAAGCTTTGCGAACGCTTGCGAACTTTTCGTAAGCCTTCGGAGAGGTGCGTGATGGCCTACGAGTCGCTCAATGATGCGCTCATCGACTGCGTGAAGGCGGCCGGCGGCTCCAAACAGGTCGGCCCGCTTCTGTGGCCAGAGAAGGCGCCCGACGCAGCGCAGCGGATGCTGCTGGACTGCCTGAACGAAGACCGGCCCGCGAAGCTTTCGCCGGAGCAGGTCTTGCTGGTGCTGCGTCTGGCGCGAGCCAAAGGGCATCACGAAGGTATCGCCTTCATTCTCGGCGATCTCGGCTACGCACCGCCTGTGCCGGTTGATCCGCGCGACGAGGCTGCGGAGCTGCAGCGCCAATTCATGGATGTGATGGGCAAGGCCGAAACCCTCGTCCAACGCATGGAGCGCGCCGCTGCGCGCCTAAATGTCAGGGCAGTTGCCTGACGCAAACCGGAGAGCCCCATGGAACAACTCACACCGCTCGCGGCAGGCATGCCCCCCCTACGAATCCAACAAGACATGGGGGATGTTCGGCTACAAGGGAATGCAGATTGACATGGCGATCGCCAAAGACAACGCCGAGGCGATTCGCGAGGCGCACCGCCGCGACTGGATCGACCACGGTACGCGCACGTTCATGGGCGACACGCTTCGCCGCCTCGCTGCTCGCAAGAACGCGGTCGCCGTCGATCGCGTGCTCGCCGAACTCGGCTACCCGGCATGAGCGACTACGCCAGCTACATCAGCGGGAAGCTGGCGCGCGTGATCCCGACCGGGATTCGCCGGCCGGTGGCATTGCCGCCGTCCCTGTTCGAGCACCAGGCCGCCCTAACCGCGTGGGCGTTGAAGCGCGGGCGCTCTGCCATCTTTGCTGACACCGGGCTCGGGAAGTCGCGCATGGAAGTGGCCTGGGCCGATTCGGTCAACAAGCACACCGGGATGCCCGTCATGATCCTCGCCCCGCTGGCGGTTGCCGCACAGACTGCGGCCGAGGCCAGGCAAATCGGAATCGATGTGGCGGTGTGCCGCGAGGCGTCGGATGTGAACGACCGAGGCGTCAACATCACCAATTACGAACGGCTCCATAAGTTCGACCCGCCCATCTTCGGCGGCGTCGTGCTGGACGAGTCGAGCATCATCAAGCACCACGACGCGCGGACGTTCTCCACGTTGACTGCCGCATTCCGGGATACGCCGTTCAAGCTGCCAGCCACGGCGACGCCGGCCCCGAACGACTGGACTGAGCTGGGCACGCACGCGGAATTCCTTGGCATCTGCAGCCGGCAGGAAATGCTGGCCGAGTTTTTCACGCACGACGGCGGCGACACCGGCGTCTGGCGCCTCAAGGGGCATGCCAGGCAAGCGTTCTGGCAGTGGGTCTGCACGTGGGGCGCGTTGATCCGCCGTCCTTCGGACCTGGGCTTCGATGACGCCGCCTACGCCCTGCCGCCGCTGCACCTGCACGAGCATCAGGTGGAAGTCGATATGCCCACGGACGGCATGTTGTTCGCTATGGAAGCGCAGACCCTGAGCGAGCGCCGCGAAGCTCGTCGCATGTCCATGGAAGACCGGGTGCGCGAATGCGCCAAGCGCGTCAACGCCGAGGGGGGCGAGCCGTGGGTGGTGTGGTGCGACCTGAACGCCGAAGGCGAAGCGTTGACGAGGGCCATCGATGGTGCCGTGCAGATCGCCGGCTCCGATGAAGTGGACGCCAAGGAAGCGCGCCTGCAGGCATTCGCCCGAGGCGAGGCCCGCGTGCTGGTGAGCAAGCCATCCATCTGTGGATGGGGTTTGAACTGGCAGCACTCCGCGCGCATGGCGTTCGTCGGCGTCACCGACTCCTACGAGGCGTACTACCAAGCCGTGCGCCGCTGCTGGCGCTTCGGCCAGCGGCGTGACGTGCACGTGCACATCTTTTCCAGCGAGGCCGAAGGTGCAGTCGTCGCCAACCTCAAGCGCAAGGAACGTGAGGCGGCGCAGATGGCCGAGAGCCTGAGCGCCGAAACGCGCGACGCCGTGATGGCCGAAGTCACCGGCTCGGCCCGCTCCACCAACGTGCACGACGCGCGCAAGACGGTGGCCGTGCCGCCCTTCCTGAAAGCCGCCTGATGAACTGCATCGATCAAGTGACGGCCGACCGCTACACCGCGATCCACGGCGATTGCGTGGAAGCGCTCAAAGGCATCCCGGGCGCAAGCATCGGCTACAGCATCTTTTCGCCGCCGTTCGCGAGCCTCTACACGTACAGCAACAGCCCGCGCGACATGGGCAACTGCCGCACGCAAGAGGAGTTCTTCCAGCACTTCGACTACCTCATTGTTGAACTGCGCCGGGTGATGATGCCTGGCCGCGATGTGTCCTTTCACTGCATGGACATGCCGGCCAGCAAAGAGCGCGACGGGTACATCGGCCTGAAAGACTTCCCCGGCGATCTGATCCGCGCATTCCAGCGTCACGGGTTCATCTTCCATTCCAAGGTCACGATCTGGAAAGACCCAGTGACCGCCATGCAGCGCACCAAGGCGCTGGGCCTTCTGCACAAGTCCGTGCGCGAGAACGCAGCGATGTGCCGCCAGGGCATTCCCGACTACCTCGTGACGATGCGAACCCCGGGCGAGCAGGCCCAGCGCGTGACGCATGACGACTATCCGGTGGACCTGTGGCAGAAGATGGCGAGCCCGGTCTGGATGGACATCAACCCGTCCGACACCCTGCAGTTCCGCAGCGCCCGCGAGCACGACGACGAGCGCCACATCTGCCCGCTGCAGCTGGAGGTGATTCGCCGCGGCGTGCAGCTCTGGACGAACCCGGGCGACGTGGTGCTTTCGCCCTTCATGGGCATCGGCTCCGAGGGATTCGTCGCCTTGGAGTTAGGCCGCAAGTTCGTCGGCGTGGAGTTGAAAAAGAGCTACTTCGACCAGGCCGTCAAAAACCTTGACGCGGCGACGCGCGAAGCGTCAGCGGACCTATTCGCCGAACCCGCGGAGGCGTAACCCCATGCACTCCCACCCCATCACCTCGCCCGAAAGGGCGGCAAGCAGCGCCCATCAATCGGCTCCTCAGGATGCCACGAGCGAGGCTCTGCAGCGCGTCATCCCGAAGGATGAATCCGCGTCGGACGAAGGCGACTCGTCCATATCCGACTGCCAGCGCGAGGCCGCCATCGTCAACGCCGGCCGTGAGATCGAGGAGCACATGCGCGCCTATGGCGAGTCTGGCGACTTCACCGATCGGGCCGCAGCCGATGCCGCGCGGCTTCGCATGGAGGCGTTGATGCGCGGGCGGTCGGCGGGCCAGGTCGCGCGCGGGTAACAAGGGACTAGTAGTGAGCGATCTCCCCAAGCCGATGACCCCTCCTGGATGCGTGCTGCAGGACTTCCCGCACACGCCGATCTTTAGGGCACGGCTGTTCGGCTCGTCATTCCATGCGCGCGCAACCGATGCCGAATGGCGGGCAGGCGTGACCCTGTGGCTCAAGTCGTGGGATCAAGTTCCTGCCGGCAGTCTGCCGGACGACGACATAGAGCTTTGCCGTCTCGCCGAACTGGCGCGCGACATGAAGACCTGGAAGAAAGTCAGAGCCGGAGCGCTGCGCGGATGGGTGAAGTGTTCGGACGGGCGCCTCTATCACCCCGTCGTCGCCGAAGGCATCAGGACAGCGCTCGATGCCAAGGCCGCCCAACGCGAAAAGACGCTCAAGGCTCGCATCGCAGCACTGGAGAAGCGGCTGAAGGATGCCAGTGACAGCCTGCAGAAGGAAACTCTCACAGAGGAAATCAGGAAGCTGAAACAGGGTCTGTCACTGAGTCAGTCACAGAAGGAATTGGCGTCTGTCACAGACCCTGTGACTGAATCCAAGAGAAGAGAAGAGAAGGAAAGAGAAGAGAAGGGATTAGATAGTTCCGTACCTAACGGTACGGGCGGCAAGCCGCCGAAGCTCACCGACCCGGGCGAGATCATCTTCGGGTACGGGTTGTCCATGCTGGTCAACGCTGGCACGCCGGAAAAGCAGGCGCGTTCCTTCCTTGGCGGACTGCGCAAGGAGCACGGCGACGACGCCCTGATCGACTCGCTGCGCGAATGCGCCAAAGCCCGCGTGCTGCAGCCGCTCGAATGGCTCGCCGCCGCACTGCCGCCGAAGGGGCACGGCAAGCCCGGCAAGCATGCCGGCTTTTCCAACCTGAACTACCGCGAAGGAGTGTCCGACGATGGATCGTTCCATTGAAAAACTGAACGAGATGGTTGACGCGGCGGCACTGGCCAACGCGCTCACCTTCGAAGACCTGGGCGAAAAGGAGCTGTACTGCGAAAAGCACGGCGCCTACCTGTCGAAAGGCAAGAAGCTGACACGCCGCGAGGTTTGGACGCGCTGCCCAGGATGCACTGCCGACCGCGAGGCCGAGGAGTGCGCGGAACGGGAGCGTCGAGCCGCGGAACTGACTAAGGCGGACTTGGAGGCGAAGCTGGAACAGGTCGCCATTCCGGCGCGCTTCATTGGCAAGACTCTGGACAATTTCCACGCGGACAACGAGCCCCAAAAGTACGCGCTCACGGTGGCGCGCGACTACCTGGAGAACTTCTCGCAGCATGCCAAACGCGGCGAGGGTTTGATTTTTTCCGGAATGCCCGGAACCGGTAAGAGTCATATCGCGGGAGCAATCCTGCAGGGCCTGTTGCCAAAGCGCGTCGGGTTGTACGTGACCTGCATGGGAATCATCCGCTCGATTCGCGGCACGTGGCGCAAGGACTCCGAGCGAAGCGAATCCGAAGTGCTGCATACGTTGCGCAGTGTGCCGCTGCTGGTCGTGGACGAGATCGGCGTGCAATACGGAACCGATGGCGAACAGACGATCCTGTTCGATGTCTTGGACGGCCGCTATCGCGAAATGCAGCCGTCCATCCTGCTCACAAACCAAGACCGCGCCGGCCTCAAGCAATTCCTCGGAGAACGGGCCTATGACCGGCTGACCGAAACGTCCCGATGGATTCCTTTTGATTGGCCGTCTTACCGCCTTCAGGCGCGCAAGGAATCGACATGAAGACCACCTACCTCATTGTCGAAGTGAAGCACGACAAAGACCTTCCGCTTCTGCCTGACATGGTTGCTGGTCGGGCCTACACCATCGACGGCGTGCGCGATGCCGCAGCGTGGGTGAGCAACGACGAGGCCCAAGAGCTGCGCCGCGCGGGGTTCACGTTGCAGGAAATCTCGCTTGGCGCGCAGGACCTGGTCCGGTGACTTACTCGGTCAAAGCGCGGAGGAAGTCCATGTGGGCTTACTGCCTGCGGTTGCTCCAGCAGAGCGACTCAGCCTACGCCTTACACGCTGCACGTTGGTACGAGAAGAACGAACCGGAGGATCTAGCCGGACTCGGCGAGCGCATGGAGAAGGAAATCGCAAAAAGGAGAGCCACAGATGAACGAGTACAGCCCCAAGCCCACCGCTAAAGCCACAAAGGAAATGACCCGCGAGCAGATCAAGGAGTGGATCTGGAGCCGCTGTCACGAGGACCGTGACTGCGTGATCTGGGACGGCGCTGTGGCGAAATCTGGCGTAGCTACCGCGCGCGATCCTTGGACCGGAGGCACGGCTCCAGTGCGCCGCACGCTCCTGAAGGCAATGGGCGGGGACGTTCGCTGCAAAGTGGCGACCGCCACATGCGGCAACCCGCTATGCATGGCGGAAGACCACGTGGTCGCGTGGACGCGCAGGCAGCTCCAAAAGCGCAGCGGGGAAAAGCTTTCGGTGAACGTGGTTCGGTCGGCAAAGCTGGCCGAGGTTGCACGACGGCAGTCGGATCTGACCATGGACCGCGTGCGCGAGATTCGGTCTTCCGGCTTGCGACCGACCGATGCGGCGCATGCCTACGGCATTTCGCTGCAGACGGCGGCCAGGATCATTCGCCACGACTCGTGGAAGGAGTACGGGACCAATCCGTGGGCTGGGCTCGGCGCAAGCAACGACAGCCGGAGTAGCGCAGCATGAAATACTGGCCATTTATTTCTCAAAGCCGCAATGATGTTGCGTTGGGCGCGCGAAAGCGTGACAGCACATGGCTTGCATCGGCTGACCAACAAAGACCTGCGACGTTTACCCGGACGTGGCGCAGCGGCAGAAACGGGAACTCGCGCTTAACTGGCAACCCGGCGCGGCGGCCTTGTTCCGGGGACCGCAGAAAACGAGCAACGCTAAACGACGTAGCAGCGTTTGGCCCACGAAACGGGCGCTCGACAGAACGAACGGAATCGCTCAAGGCGCACGCTGGTCCTGCAAGGGATGGGCGCAGAGGCACAGTCGGATGCCTCGGGTTGCCTCATTCTTCGCGCTACTTGCCCGCGAAGATGGTCGCGCCGCGGGAGGTGAAGCATGCCTGACATCCCCGATCCCGTCATCGCGTTCCTCGCTGCACTCGGCACTGTTGCCGCGGTGTGTTCTGTGGCTGGTGTCGTTGTCTTCATCGGCTTCTGGCTGATGGAGCTGGTCGATTGGGCTACGGGAGAGGGTGAGGAATGAGCGAGCTGAACGTCGCATGGCTCGATGCGGAGCAGGCCGGAGCAAACTTCTCCCGCGTGGTGCGCCCGTGGTGCCATGAGCAGTGGAAGGCTGGCAAGCAGATCGCCGTTCGCCTGTGCCACCTCGAGGAAGCGCGAAGCATCCAGCGCAACCGGGAGTATTGGGGTTATGTCCTGCGCCCGATCAGCGAACAAGCGCAGATCGACGGCATCGGAGCCACCGCTGAGGGCTGGCACGACTACTACCGCAAGATGTTCCTCGGCTACGAGTTAACGAAGGTGAAGGAGCCGGGGAAGAAGCGTCCGAGCGTCAAGCGTGCGCTCAAGTCCACCACGAAGCTGTCGGAGCGCGCGATGCGGACGTACTGCGAACAGGTGCGTGCCCATGCGGCGACAACCTTCGGCGTCACGTTTCCGGCTCTGGAGGATCGGCAGTGAGCCACTTCTGGGAGATCAACAGGTCCGCCATTCCGGATGTGACTGCGCCGGCAGTCCAGGCGTTCGTCATGTGGGAAGAGGGAGAGATCGCGCCGCCGAAGCATCAGCAGGGCGATCAAGTTCTCGGACAGCGAACCGTCATGGCGCGTCAGGTGCACGTTGTCGATTTCTATCGGAGCAAGGCATGAGCGAAGAGCTTGAGTACCGTCCTAAGCCTGGCTCCGTGCCTTGGCGAGTGGTCAAGTTCCTGATGGACAACCCCGATGAGGAGCTCACGCGAGGAGACATCGCGGTGAAGTTCGACACGTTCGGCGGCGGCGTGGATACGGTGCTTCAGATCGCGTGCGCGCGCGGCGTTCTGAAAAAGGGCCGCAACAGCGACATGGAAGTCGTCTGGATGCTGGGCACCAACAAGAACGTCGTGCTCGACGAGTTTGTTCCGCCAGAGGTGCCGGACTTGGTGAAGGCTGCATCCGCCATGGTGACGACTCCGCAGCTTGAGATGAGCGGCTTTCCCGAGATCCGCAAGAAGACGCCGCTGATGGACGAGAAGACGCGTCGCCGTGTGGAGTTCCATGCGTGGCTAGGCAAGTTCGATGTGCAGGACAGTGCTGAATTCCCGGAGTCGTTTCTCACTGAGGTTCGCGCGATGGTGAAGACATACGCTGGCGAGGCGAATCGGTCCTTCAATATCGTGAAGGTGGCGAACGGCCGGTGGGGCGTGGAGCGGACGGCATGACCCTGCTCGTCCCGATCCGCACCGTCCCCGGCATGAACGTCCGCGAGCACTGGCGCGCGCGCATTCGCCGCGTGAAGGCCGAGCGCGACGCAGTGGCGTGGGTGCTCTCGCGCATGACGCGGCCGGCGCTGCCGCTGGTGGTCACGCTCACGCGCATCGGCCCGAGCAACGGTCTGGATGACGACAACCTCGCTGGCTCCATGAAGGCGGTCCGCGACCAGATCGCCCACTGGCTCGGGGTGGACGACCGCAAGCGCGAGATCGTCCGCTACGCCTACGCGCAGGAGCGCGGCAAGGAGTGGGGCGTCCGCATTCAGTGGGAGCCGCAATGAAGCTGACGAAGAAACAGCGCGAGTCGCTGAAGGGCATGTTCGGCGGACGTTGCGCCTACTGCGGGCACGAGCTTGGCGAAAAGTGGCACGCAGACCATGTGGAGCCTGTCATGCGCAAGCTGGAGTTTGTCCGCACACCTGGCAAGCCGATCACGATGCGCACCACGGGCGAGGCGTGGTACCCCGAGCGCGATCACATCGGCAACATGATGCCGGCCTGCGTGCCGTGCAACATTCGTAAGGGCGGCGAGGACCTGGAATCCTTCCGGCGGGGCATGGAACGCGCGATCGAGGTGATGCGCAACAACCACTCCACCTATCGTCACGCGCTTCGATTCGGGATGGTCGTCGAAAACGCCGGCCCGGTGGTCTTCTACTTCGAGCGCATGAAGGCGGCGGCATGAAGCGCGGGGCCCCCCTGAAGCGCAAGACCCCGCTGCGCCAGCGCCGGTACGAGGGCGCGGACATCGAGCGTGAGCCGAAGCCCGCGGCGCGCCCGAGGCTCAAGTCGCTGCGCCGTGGCACGTATGCAGGAGGCACGACCGGCCTCGCAGTCCAGAAGACGCGGCCTCTGCAGCACGCAGGCTACATGGCGGCCGTGCGCGCGCTGGGCTACTGCATGCGATGCGGGCGTGCTTGCCGGCCGCAGTTCTGCCATCGAGACGAAGGCAAGGGCGGCGCGATCAAGACGGATTGCCGCGAGGGTTGGCCCGGGTGCGACGCGTGCCATTCACTGCTCGGTGGTCACGCCGGAGGCGGCCGGATGCCCAAGGAGCAGCGCCGCGTCGAGGAACTGGAGCTTGGCCGGGAAACGCGCCGGGCCGTGGAGGTCGCTGGCACTTGGCCGCGCACGCTTGCGCAATGGATTGACAACGAACCGAAGGAGTAAGGGGACATGTTGGTAGACACGAACGATCGTCCTGGGCTTGACGAAAGGTACATCGGAGCCACGAACAGCTCCGACCTGCGCCTGAACCCGGACGCAACCTGCGACGCGACGCACCTGATCGCCGCCGGCCTGATCGGCAACCGCATGGGAGCGGCTCTGATTCACCTGCGGGCTGAATGGGACGCTGCCGACAAGCCGCGCAAGGCAACGGAAGCCGAGATCCTGGCGCGGGCCGACGAACTGCCCAAGCGCAAGGGCAAGGTGGACGTCAAGCGCGCGCGGACGGAGATGCTGGTGGGTTACTCGGTAGCCATGCGGCACCGGGCGCACGCGATGCGAGGCTGGCTTCCTGCCCTGTCCATCATGGCCGAATGGGCGACGCAACGAAGCGTGGATGTGGACCTCCTGAGTCCCGCGCTGTACCACTGGCTGAACCCTGTGTGCCCGGTATGCGACGGGCTGGGCGCGCGGAGGATGGAAGAAGCCCCGGTTCTCGGGAAGAAGTGCCATCACTGCGCAGGATCGGGCGTCTGGCCGAAGCCGCTCGGGTCGCACAAGGTCAAGGAATGGCTCGCCCGCTGTGCCGGCAAGGCGAAAGGACAGCGCGCAGGGGTGCTGCGCGGCGACACAGAGCCGGACCCGCTGGCCGCGCGCCTGATGCAAGGCTACGTCCCCGAGGAAGAACTGACCGAAGAACAGCGCGCGCAGATCGCGGAGCGGTTCAAGTTGCGGTAACCACACAAAGGCGTTGCTATTGATTTGGTAGCTCTGGCATAATCGCGCGCAATCAGCTCCGCGCGTCGGAGCATTGCCTTTATGAGAGGCGACACTGCCGTCACACTCGCCGGTGAAATCCCGGGCCGACCTGCGACGGATAGGTGTCTCTGAAATTCGCACAAGCCGCCCACTGAGGCGGCTTTCTCGTTCATGGCCCGCATTCGCTCGCTGTCCTTGGGGAAACCCGACGCAGGCGGCGGGCCGCCAGAGCACGGGCACACCCGCAACCCATGATGTCAGGCGCACCGCCGCTCGCGTAGCGTCAGTCGGTGAAGCCACCTAGACGCTGGGTGTCGCCCGAGCCCATTCACCCCCGCAAATCCGGCAATCCACTGACCCCTGGGACTTCATCCTCCCGAGGGCGAGGCCAAGCCGGCCCCAACCGCAGGCGGGCAAGCAGCGGCGCGGATTCTGGGCGAACGCCGTGCAAGTTCGGCGAGGGGCCTCCCAAGGCCGCAGTTATCCACAGGAGCCAGCATGGACCAGATCTCGCGATTCCTGCGCTCAGTCGAAGGCGACCGCCTTGGCTACTGGTGCCAAGGCTGCGAGCAGATGCACCACGTGCGCATCGGCTCGGGCGAAGGTGTGCGTTGGGGTTACAACGGCAACCCCGACAAGCCCACGTTCACTCCGAGTGTGCTCTATCAGCAGGATATGTGGGTGCCTCCGGTCACCCTGGAGAACATTGAGCAGTGGCGCGCGGCCCCGTGGGAGCAGCACCAAGAGCACTGGGTCTGCCACACGTTCATCACGGACGGCATGGTGCAATTCCTTGGCGATTGCACGCACGGGCTCGCCGGACAGACGCTGCCGCTGCCGGAGCTTCCTGAGCATCTGAGGGATTGACCATGGACGCTCGCACTACTGCCGCCATCTTCGTGATTGGTGTCCCTGCTGCCTGTGTCCTGATCGTGTTCGGCGCGATTGTCTGGTCGCTGGTGCGCGGCAAGCCGCGTCGCTAAATCAAAATGGCCTCGGAAAATCAAAGGAAATCCCCGGAATCAAACGAGGGGGCGGGACGCGGCGGCAAGCGCAAGGGTGCTGGACGGCCCAAGGGTGCGGCTACCAAGAAGACGCGCGAAATCGCCATGCGGGCGGCGGAAGAGGGGATTACGCCGCTGGAGTTCATGCTCAAGATCATGCGCTCCGAGCCGGCGGAGTCTATCGAGGATCCGAGGCTGCTGCACGACATTCTGGCGATGCGGTTCGAAGCCGCGAAGGCTGCGGCGCCGTACATCCACCCGCGTCTGGCGTCTGTGGAGATGGCTGGCCCCAACCAGGGGCCGATCCCGGTTGCGCAAACCACCGTGACGCCGGACCAGCTTGCCGAGGCTGTCCGAAGTGTCCGCGGCGAGTTTTAGCCCGCTCGAAAGGCTGGCCGCAGTCGGTCTAGCCCGGGAGGACTTGTACGACTTCACGCGCTGGATGTTCCTTCAGCGCAAGGGCTTCAAGTGGCAGCGAGCCCCGCACCATGAGGTGATCTGCAAGGCGCTCATGCGGGTGTTCCGCGGCGAGAGCAAGCGCCTGATCATCAACATCCCGCCTCGGTACTCGAAGACCGAGATCGCGGTGATCAACTGGATAGCCTGGTGTCTAGGGAAGGTGCCGGACTGCGAGTTCATTCATACCAGCTACTCGGGCACGCTGGCGGTGAACAACGCTTGGGTGACGCGGGAGCTGGTGCAGCATGAGGCGTACCGAGAAGTCTTCCCCGGCACGGTCATCCGGGCCGACAGTGCCGCGAAGCACGAATGGCGCACGACGGCTGGCGGCGTTGTTTATGCCACCGGCGCAGCAGGCACGATCACCGGCTACGGCGCCGGCAAGCACAGGGAAGGATTCGGCGGGGCGATCATCATCGACGACCCGCACAAAGCGGACGAAGCCCGCTCGGACGTCATCCGGCATGGCGTGATCGATTGGTTTCAGACCACTTTGGAGAGCCGCAAGAACGGGCCGGACACGCCGATCGTGCTGATCATGCAGCGCCTGCACGAGGAAGACCTCGCTGGCTGGCTGCTGGCTGGTGGAAACGGGGAGACATGGGAGCACGTCTGCCTGTCGGCCATCAAGGACGATGGCGAGGCGCTGTGGCCGCAGAAGCACAGCATCGAGGAGCTCCAACGGATGGAGCAAGCCTCGCCGTACGTGTTCTCCGGCCAGTACCGGCAGCGCCCGGCGCCTCCCGAGGGCGGAATCTTCAAGCCCGACATGCTGCAGGTGGTCGATGCGATCCCGGCGGGGGTGGTGAAGTGGTGCCGCGGCTGGGACCTGGCGAGCGTGGAAGACGGCGACTGGACGGCCGGCGCGAGGATCGGCCGGCTTGAGGATGGGCGCTTCATCATCGCGGACATGACGCGATTCCGGGAAGGCCCGGACGTGCGCGATCAGTCCATGCTAAACACGGCGGGACGCGATGGGCGCTCCACGATGGTGAGCATCCCGCAGGATCCAGGCCAGGCGGGGAAGACGCAGGTGGCCTACCTGACACGCAAGCTCGCCGGCTTCAACGTGAAGTCCTCGCCCGAGAGCGGGGACAAGGTGACGCGGGCCGAGCCGCTGGCAGCGCAGGTGAACGTCGGCAACGTGCTGATGCTGCGCGGGGCGTGGAACGACGCCTTCATCAACGAGCTTCGAATGTTCCCCAACGGGGTGCATGACGACCAGGTAGACGCGAGTTCGCGGGCGTTCGCAGAAGTGATGATCCCGCGGCGCTCGTTCTTCGGATGACCCTATGTTTCGATTCCTGAGGAAGCACAAGCCGCAAGAGGTGAGCCCGCCGGCACGGCGTGGCAGCTTCCTCAGCACGCACGCCATCGAGCGCGGCGAGCAGTTTCCGGCGGTCCCCGAGGTGCTGGCCGGTCTGAAAAAGGCGCGGCCCGCGGTGGACGGCAGGTCCGCGGCCTACGCCATGGACGACAGCTCCGACGGCTATCCGGCGTTCAAGTCCTATGGTGCCGGGCAGAACAGCGTCAGCGACGCCCTGATTTCGTGGTATGCCACGCAGGGATTCATCGGCCACCAGCTTTGCGGGGTGCTCGCGCAGAACTGGCTGGTGAACAAGGTCTGCACAATGCCCGGCGACGATGCCATCCGCAAGGGTTACAACGTCGTCTCCGTCGATGGTGACGACCTGCCGGAGGAAGCGGCCAAGAAGATCAAGCGGCTGGATCGGCGCTTTCGGATCAACTGGCACCTGCGGGAGTTCATCCACAAGGGGCGGATCTTCGGCATCCGCATCGCCATGTTCAAGGTCGATTCGACCGACCCGCAGTATTACGAGAAGCCTTTCAACATCGATGGGGTGACGGCTGGCTCCTACAAGGGCATCGTGCAGATCGACCCGTACTGGACGGCCCCGATGCTGGATCAGGCCGGGGCGAGCCAGCCGGACTCGCTGCACTTCTACGAGCCAACGTTCTGGATGATCAACGGCCGCAAGGTCCATCGGTCGCACCTGATCATCTTCCGACACGCCGAGCCGGTGGACATCCTCAAGCCGCAGTACCTGTACGGGGGCGTGCCGCTTCCGCAGCAGATCATGGAGCGGGTGTACGCCGCGGAGCGCACGGCCAACGAAGCCCCGCAGCTTGCGCAGACCAAGCGCACGAACGTGTGGCTCACGGACATGGAAGCCGCCATGTCCGACGCAGGCAAGACCGCGCAGCGCCTGGCGGACTGGGCCTACTACCGAGACAGCTACGGCATCAAGCTCGGGGACAAGGAAGGCGACGAGTACCAGCAGTTCGACACGTCGCTGGCCGACTTTGACGCGCTGATCATGACGCAGTTCCAGCTTGTGGCTGCGCAGGCTGGCGTGCCGGCCACCAAGTTGCTGGGCACACAGCCCAAGGGCTTCAACTCCACCGGGGAGTACGAGGAGGCGAGCTACCACGAGCTGCTGGAGTCGATCCAGGAACACGACCTGACGCCGTTCCTCGAACGCCACCACGCCCTCTTGCGCAAGGCGTACGTGCCAGAGGCGGCAGGCATCGACACCACTGTGAGCTGGAACCCGCTGGACACGCCGACGGCCAAGGAGTTGGCAGACACGAACCTCGTGAAGGCGCAGACCGACAACCAGCTTGTGCAGGCCGGCGCGATCAGCAGCGAGGACGTGCGCAGGCGCGTCGCCACGGACAAGTCCTCCGGCTACCACGAGCTGGGGCTGGAGGACGAAGAGGCGCCGGGCATCGAGGACGACGATGGCGACGACGATCCGGGCGGCCATCAAGAACAATGAGTGGTCGGGGGCTGCGCTGCGGCCCGCGGTCAGCATCTACCAGGAGTTTGGGGACGCAGTAGCCCGCGAGATCGCGGCCATGTACCGCGATGTGCGCAAGCAGATGGAGGAGGCGTTCGCCTCTGGAACACTGGAAACCGCGATGGACGCCAGCGTCACTTCGCAGGCCCGCATGCGGATCAACGAGATGCGCCGCAAGTGGTACGCGCGGTTTCGTGAGGTGGCAAAGCGCGAGGTCAAGCGCATGTTGCAGCGCGTCACAAAGAACTCGCAGGTCACGCTCGGCCAATCGCTCAGGGATATCTCGGAGACGCTAAAGATCGACACCAGCCTGTCGGACGCGCGGCTGCAGGAGGTGATCAAGGCCAGTACGCAGGAAGCCGCGGGTCTGATCAAGCGCATCCCGGAGCAGTTCCTGGGCGACGTTCAGGGGCAGGTGATGCGCTCCATCACTTCCGGTCGCGGCATGCAGGACCTGGTGCCGTACCTCGCGAAGAAGTACGAGGGCGACAAGCGCTGGGCGCGGCACGTGGCGATGGACCAGACCCGCAAGGCTTACTCGAACGTGAACGCCGCACGGCTGCAAAAGCTCGGGTGCGAGTCGTACATCTGGATCCACTCGGGCGGTTCGGCCCATCCCCGGCAGGAGCACATCGACATGAACGGCAAGGAATTCCGCTTCGATGATCCTCCGGTGATCGACAAGAGGACCGGCCAGCGTGGCAAGCCCGGGGACGCCATCTTCTGCCGCTGCGTGATGAAACCCGTGTTCAGGTTCGGCGATGCCTAAGGCTGCAGGAATCCTCTATCGCGCAACCGACACCGGCCGCGTGCTGCTGCTGATGCGCCGCAAGGATGCGGACAACGGTGGCACCTGGGCGTTCCCGGCCGGCCACATTGAGGAGGGCGAATCGCCTGTGGAGTGCGCCGCACGCGAGAGCTTGGAGGAGATCGGCCACGCCCCGGTGGAACTGGAGCTGTGCCTGACGCAGGGAGAGTTCGTGCTGTTCCAGTCCGGCGAGCCGGAGTTCATTCCGGTGTTGAACGACGAGAGCGACGGCTTCCTGTGGGCCGATCCAGCGGCGCTGCCGGCACCCTTGCACCCGGGCGTGGAGGATGCGATCGCAGCCACGGCGCCGCGGCCCGAGGACATCGCACAGGACAAGCGCGAGTACGACACCAACGGCTGGTTCGAAGTGAAGGACAACCCGCTGTCGAAGGTGGGCGTGTTCCCGTACTCCGGCCGGTCGCTGCCCGATGCCGACCCGGACAAGACGTACGGCGTGTATCGCCCGGCCGAAGAACTCGGCTCGCCCGAGACGATCGAGAGCTTCAAGCTGATCCCGTGGATCGACAACCACGTGATGCTGGGCTCGGAAGACGATGGCCTGATTCCTGCGGAGCGCAAGGGCATCCAGGGCGTCATCGGCGAGCAGGTGTACTTCGACGGCGAGACGCTGTTCGGAAACATCAAGGTCATGTCGCAGGCGATGGCTGGGCTCATCGCCAACGGCAAACGCGAGCTTTCCTGTGGGTATCGATGCCGGTATGAGAAGGCGTCGGGCGTCTTCAACGGACAACCGTACGACTACATCCAGCGCGACATCCGCGGGAATCACCTGGCCCTTGTGGACCAGGGCCGCATGGGGCCTGAGGTGGCGGTTCTCGACGCCTCCGAAGCCTTCACTTTCACCGTTGACTCAAAGGAGCCGCTAATGGCAGAAGAGAGCAAAGGGGCCGAAGGCGGCTCCGAGAAGAAGGAAGAGGGCAAGGACGCCGAGCAGGGGTTCACCCTCGAATCGGCGCACGCCGCGCTCAAGCAGATCATGCCCGTCATCGCCAAGATGCAGGAGCTGATCGGTGGCGCGTCTGGCGCCGAAGAAGTCACCGACTCGGACGACGACAAGAAGGACGAGAAGGAAGACAAGAAGGAAGGCATGGACGCCGCCGAAGTCGAGCGCCTCGTCTCCGAGCGCCTGGCCGCGGAGAAGCGCCAGGCCGCCGACAAGGCTTCCCTGTACGAGCCCCTGAGCGCCCACATCGGCGCCTTCGACCACGCCGAGATGGACATCGAGAAGATGGCCGCCTACGGCCTGGAGAAGCTGGGCCTCGAAGCGCCGAAGGCCGGCGCTGCCGTTTTCCTGCGCGGCTACCTGCAGGCCAAGGGCGCCCCGGCGAAGGCTTCCGCCATGGATGCCGCGCCGAAGTCGGGCAACTTCGTCGAACGCTTCCTGAAGCAGGAGTGAGCACATGACCGCAGCTACCTTCCAAAGCACCATCAACGTCAACCTTGCGTTCGGCGTCGTCGGTGAACTGATCCAGGACGGCCCGCAACGGGTCGATTCCCTGACGCTCGACTCCACGGGCGGTGCGGTGGGCCTGGCCTACACCAAGTCCAACAGCACGGGTATCGCCTCTGTCGGCGGTACTGGCGTCTTCGCGGGCATCCTCGTGAACCCGAAGGTGTACGCCTCGCGCGGCGTCTCCGGCGCCACGCTGGACCCCACGATGACGCTGCCGGGCAACTCGCAGGGCGAGTTCCTCACCATGGGCACGATCGTCGTCTCGGTCACGAACGCCGCCAACATCGGCGACTGGATCGAGTTCAACCAGACGACCGGCGCCCTGAAGGCCATCTCCCCCGGTGCGACCGCTGACGCGGGCTACACCATCATCTCCAACTGCACGGTGTACCGCAATCCGACCAGCGCCGCTGGCCTGGTGGCGATCCGCCTGACCTCTGCCAACTAAGGGAGTCGCAACATGCAGCGCACCAAAGAACTGAGCCACATCGGCCCGCGCCAGGTTCGCCCGGTCGTCATGACCGCGGAGGACGTGGCGGACTTCGCCGCCCTTGCCGACATCGGCATCAACATCCCGCGCGGGACCGTCGTCAAGATGGCCCAGTTCGCGATGGACGACCAGCAAGGCGGCGTCACCGCCGGCAGCATCGCCACCCCCGTGCAGTTCCTGCAGAACTGGCTGCCGGGCTTCGTGAAGGTCATCACCGCCGCCCGCAAGGCCGACGAACTGATGGGCATCACGACCAACGGCTCGTGGGAAGACGAGGAGATCGTCCAGGGCATCCTGGAGCCGATCGGCAACGCGGTCCCCTACGGCGACTACACGAACGTGCCGCTTTCCAGCTGGAACACGAACTTCGTGCGTCGCACGGTGGTCCGGTTCGAGAAGGGCATCAAGGTCGGCGTGCTGGAAGAAGCCCGCGCGGGCCGCATCCGCATCTCCAGCTCCGCGGAGAAGCGCGCATCGGCCGCCCTGGCGCTGGAGATCCAGCGCAACTTGATCGCCTTCAACGGCTTCAACTCCGGCAACAACCTCACCTACGGCTTCCTGAACGACCCGGGCTTGCCCTCGTACGTGACGGTCGCCACTGGTGCCGGTGCCACCACGCACTGGAGCGGCAAGACGTTCCTGGAAATCACGGCCGACATCCGTACCGCTGCCGCGGCGCTGCAGAACCAGTCGCAGGACACCATCAACCCGGAAGATCGTGAGATCACCCTGGCGCTGCCGACGAACACGTACCAGTACCTGTCCGTCACCAGCGACTTCGGCATCTCGGTGCGGGACTGGATCTCCAAGACCTACCCGAAGATGCGCGTGGTCTCGGCCCCGCAGCTGAACTCGGCCAACGGCGGCGCCAACGTGTTCTACATGTACGCCGAATCGGTGGACGACGGAGCCAGCGACGACTCGCGCGTGTGGATGCAGGTGGTTCCCGCCCGCTTCCAGGCGCTGGGCGTGGAGAAGCAGGCCAAGGCGTACGTGGAGGACTACACGTGCGCCACCGCGGGTGTGATGCTCAAGCGCCCGTACGCGGTGGTCCGCTACACCGGCATCTGATTCGAGCAGGAGCCATGGGGTTGTGGGGCGGCCTTCGGGTCGCCCCTTTCTTTTGCAGGAGACAGAAAAAGCATGAATCACGTGTTCTCGACGCTGGCAAACGACCAGCTTTACCAGAACTGGGTGCCGGGCCCGGGCGACATGCCGAACAAGGCGCGCGGCGTCCTGATCAAGGGCGGCACGGGTGTGGCGAACGACCGCCTCATCACGCCGCTGGGCGTTGCCACCGAAGTGAGCGACGCCGACCTGCAGGAGCTGGAGAAGAACCAGGTGTTCCGCCAGCACCGCGAAGCCGGCTTCATCGTGGTGCGGCCCAAGAAGGCCGACCCCGAGAAGGTGGCCGCCGACATGAACATGAAGGACAAGTCTGCGCCGATCACGCCGGCTCACTACGAGACGGAGAACGAAGACGCGGTGAAGGTCACGCTGAACGCCTGACATGACCACCCCATCGTTCAACTCGGGCCAATTCCGGGCGCAGTTCCTGGAGTTCGCTGACACCGTGGCGTTCATGGATGCCACGCTGGAGGCGTGGTGGACGATGGGGACGGCGTACATCTCCACGAACAACCCAGGCTGCGAGTGGACGGACGCACAGGCGCAGCTTGCCAACGACCTGATGTGTGCGCACCTGGCGAAGCTGTTTGCCAGCATGACGGCCACGGCCGCCAACGGCGAGGCGTCGGGCGTGGTGGGCGTGGTCACCGGTGCCACCGAAGGGTCGGTGAATGTGCAACTCGCACCGCCACCGACGAAGGACGGGTTCCAGTACTGGCTGTCCGCCACGCCTTACGGACTGCAGCTTCGCGCGCTGCTCAAGGCCGTGGGCGGCGTTGGCCTGTACGTGGGCGGTGGGCTGGAGCGGGCGTCGTTCCGCAAGGCTGGGGGTGTGTGGTGAAGCAGCTTGACCTGTCGAAGATCAAGGAGCGGCTGGAGCGCATCCCCGACCAATTCGAGGGTCAGGTGGCGCAGGTCGGCATCCCCGCGGGCCTGAACTACGAGAACGGCACCGCCGTCGCCTACGTGGCCGCCATTCAGGAGTTCGGCGCCCCGGAGGTGAAGATCCCCGCGCGCCCGGTCATCCGCCCCACGATGCAGGAACACTCTGGTGAGTGGGCGCAGTTCCTGCGCCGCATGGTGCCGCGTGTGGGCGAGGGGACGCTTTCTGCGTTCGATGTACTCGATGGAGTCGGGCGGATCGCGGTTGCGGACATGCAGGCCCAGCTTGCCAGCGTGAACAGCCCGCCGCTGTCGCCCATCACCGTCCTTCTGCGAAAGTGGAGGAAAGAGGGCCGCACCATCACCGGCAAGACGGTGGGAGAAGCCGCCGCAGCGATTGCCGAAGGAGTGGACCCCGGCAACGACAACAAGCCGCTGAACGACTCTGGCCTTCTGATGCAGTCCTTTCGCAACGCCGTGAACAAGGAAGGCGGGGAGTTCCGAGCGTGAACCTGCGCAGGATCGCCAACGGCCTCACGCGCGCGGTGAACGGCAACCAGACGGTGCAGTGGGTGCGCAGCATGGGCTACAGCACCGACAGCGCTGGCAAGCGCCAGCCGCTTCCGGACCTCACCCGTCCGCTGTCGGCCAACGTCCAGCCGTTGCAGGGCAAAGACCTGCAGCATGTGGACGCGCTGAACATGCAGGGCGTTTTCCGCTCGGTGTACCTGTACGGCGATGTGGAGGCGATCGTTCGTGCCGACGGCAAGGGTGGCGACATCCTGCAGTTCCCCGAGGTGCCGGGTGGCCAGCTCCGCAACTGGCTGGTCACGCAGGTCATGGAAACGTGGCCCTCGTGGTGCCGGGTCATCGTCACCTTGCAGGCGCAGTAATGGCTGTCACGATCGACATCGTTGACCAGGATGTCTTCACGGCGCTGAGGACGTTCCTGCTCACGTTCCTGCCCACGGGGACGGAAGTGGTGCAGGGCATCGACAACCAGGTCCCGATGCCGGTAGGCGGCTGGGTGAGCATGACCAGCGCCGGCCTGCAGCGCCTGTCCACGAACGTCAACACATTCTCGCAGCAGACCGAATCGTTCCTGACTCCGAGCCGCTATGACATCCAGCTCGATTTCTACGGCCCGAATTCGCAGGCGTGGGCCACGATGTGCCAGGCCCTGCTGCGTGATGAGTACGCGACCTCGCAGTTCCCAGCGAACATCCAGCCGCTTTTTGCCGATGACCCGCTGCAAATCCCCCTGGTGAACGCCGAGAGCCAGTACGAGCAGCGCTGGAAGCTCACCGCGAGCCTTCAGTACAACCCCACGATCACTGCGACGCAGCAGTCCGCAACCTCTGTGGACATTGGCCTGAAGCCGATCGATCAGACCTTCAAACCGTAAACCGGAGCCTCTATGACCTCTCCCACCATTCCCTTTTCGCAGGTCGTCAGCGTCGTCCCGTCGGTCTTGTCTGCTGGTGGCGCCGCGGTCGATCTGACCGGCATGGTGCTCACGCAGAACAGCATGGCGCCATACGGGACGGTCCTGCAGTTCGCCGATGCCAAGGGCGTCGCCTCGTACTTCGGCTCTGGCTCCACGGAAGCGGCTCTGGCCGCTGTGTACTTCAACGGCTACGCCGGCTGCACCAAGCAGCCCGGTACGCTGTTCATGACCCGCTACCCGGAAAGCGCCATCGCGGCGTTCCTCGCGTCCGGGTCGCTTGCGAGCATGACGCTCACGCAACTGCAGGCCCTCAATGGCACACTGATCCTGACCGTCAACGGCACGCAGTACACCAGCGGCACGATCAACCTGTCGTCGGCCACGAGCTTTTCCAACGCCGCCTCGATCATCCAGGCCGCGTTCACCACGCCGCCCTTTACCGTGGCGTTCAACAGCACGAGCAACGCCTTCGTGTTGACCGACTCCACCACGGGCTCGGCGTCCACGATGACCTATTGCACGGGGACGCTTGCCACGTCGCTGAAGCTCACGCAGGCCACCAGCGCCGTTCTCTCCCAAGGCGCCAACATCGGCGTGCCGGGGACCTTCATGGACAGCACGGTCGCCCTAGTGCGCAACTGGGCCACCTTCATGACCGCGTGGGAGGCGTCGCTCACGGAGAAGGAAGCCTTCGCCACCTGGAGCAACGCCAACGCGCCGCGGTTCCTGTACGTGTGCCAGGACAGCGATGTCAACGCCAAGACGGCGAACAACACCGTTACCTTCGGCAACTACCTGCAGACGAACCAGCTCGTGGGCACTCTGCCGGTGTTCGGTGACTACACGCACGCAGCCTTCGCCTGCGGCTATGCAGCGTCTTTGGACTTCACCCGCCTGAACGGCCGCGCGACGCTGTGCTTCAAGAGCCAGTCCGGGCTGGTGGCCAGCATCACGAACGCCACCGACTACGCCGCGATCCTGTCCAACGGGTACAACTGCTATGGGGCCTTCGGTTCGGCCAACCCGGCGAACAACGCCAACTGGTTCACCCCGGGCTCGGTGTCGGGCACGTGGCTGTGGGCCGATACCTACCTGAACCAGATCTGGATGAACTCCGCGCTGCAGGCGTCGATGGTCAAGCTGCTGCAGGCTGTTCCCTCCATCCCGTACAACAGCCAGGGCTACGGCCTGATCTACGCAGCGGCTGCCGACCCGATCAACGCCGCCCTGAACTTCGGCGCGATCCGCAAGGGCGTCACGCTGTCTGCGGCTCAGGTGGCCGAAATCCAGTTCGCGCTGGGCTTTGACGCCTCCCCGGCGATCACAGCCAGCGGCTTTTACCTGCAGATCGCCGCCGCAGATGCGACGACCCGGTCCTTGCGCGGCTCGCCTCCCATCACCCTGTACTACCAGGACGGTGAGTCGGTGCAGAAGATCAACATGGCCTCCATCGCAGTGCAATGACGGCGGCACCTCAGAAGAGGTGCCCATGCTGCGAGCGGTACTTGCCGCCCTCTGAGTTCACGAGGGCGGCAAGCTCACATAGTCCCACTCCGAGGGAAAAACGTTTGTGGCCTGCACTGGGAGGGCAACCTCCAAGTCATCACAAGGGCTGCAAATCGGAGTAAGTCAAACAGCTTCGATATGTCAGTCCTAGCATAGGGAACTCCCAACATGAGCACGCTTACCTCTGCCAACTCCATCCTGTCGATCGCGGTCACGGGCCTGTTCAACTCGCCGCAGACCATCCAGGGCTATGCGGTGGACGACGCCTTCGAAAGCGAGTCGGTGGCGCAGTCCGAAGTCCTCATGGGCGTGGACGGGCGTCTGTCCGGCGGAAAGGTCTTCACGCCGTACAAGATGTCCATCCACCTGCAGGCCGACAGCCCCAGCGTCGGCATCTTCGACGCCTGGCGCAACACGCAGGACGCCGTGATCGATGTCTTCACCGCGCAGGGCTCGATCATCATCCCGGGCACCGGCCGGGTCTACACGTTGCAGAAAGGCTTCCTCACGATGGCGCCGGCCTTCCCCGACGTGAAGAAGATCCTGCAGCCCATGGCGTTCGAGATCACCTGGGAGCGGATCATCGCCGCCCCGACGGCCTGATAGAACATGCGCAAGGAGACGACCTTCGTCGCGGAAGATGGCCGCGACAAGGGAAAGCAGTTCCATCTCAAAGAGATGCCGGCCTCCCAAGCGGAGGCGTGGGCGATTCGCGCACTACTGGCGATCGGCAATGCCGGCGTCGAGATTCCCGACGATGCAGCGGGGCTGGGCATGGCAGGTGTCGCGGCGATGGGAATCAAGGCGCTGATGGCGATCCCGTACGCTGCGGCCGAGCCGCTGCTAGACGAGATGATGGCGTGCGTGCAGGCCATGCCGAGCGCCAACGTGTTTCGCCCGCTGGTGGAAGATGACATCGAGGAAGTGGTCACGAGGTTCAAGCTGCGCAAGGCCGTGTGGGAGCTGCACGCGGGTTTTTTCGACAGCGGCGGCGCATCGACTTTGGGGTCCAGCCCGCAGCCCCCGGGTCAAAGCGCCGCCCGGTCTCCTATCTCAATCCCCCGAAAACGATAGCCAGCATCGTTTCCTCGCGCCTTGCGACCCTCCATGAACTGGATACGGTCTACGGGCTTGAGGATCTGTGGAACCTGCTGGAAATCCTGGCGGTGGACCGGCACAACGCCTACGTCATGAGCCAACCATAAAGAGGGGACGAGATGGCTACCGTGATTGATGCGCTCCTGATAACCCTGGGCCTGGATGCCTCCAAGTTCGATCAGGCGCAGAAGAAGTCCGTCGAGGAACTGCGCAAGTTCGGGCAGGAGAACGACAAACAGCAAAAGGAAGCGCAACGCCGGGCCAAGGACCTTGCGGAGGGATTCGAAAAGGTCCGTAACGCGATCATCGGCATCGGAGCGGCCGTCGTTGGCATCAACGGGTTCAAGGACTTCGTTACCCAGATGGTGACGGGGAACGCGGCCCTTGGGCGAACTTCCAAGTTGCTCGGCATGGGCGTCAAGGACTTGGACGCATGGGGACATGCTGCAGAGGGTGTTGGAGGTTCGGCAGCGTCGTTTCAGGCGTCGATGCAGAACATCGTCGGCGGCCTGCAGAAGTTCAAGATGGGCATGGGCGGCGAAGAAGTCGTCACGGCTCTTGCCCGGCTCGGGGTTCAGGCAAAGGACGGCGCCGTCGACATGTACGAACTCGGCACGGCTCTTAAGCGCGTGCGCGACCAGCAGGGCATTCAGGCGGCTCTGAGCCTGAGTCAGCAACTAGGAATGGATCAGGGGACCTTCCAGTTGATGATGAAGACCGACGAGGAGCTAAGGGAGCTGATCAAGCATCTCAAGGAGTCCTCTGGCGCTACTAAGGCAAACTCCGAAGCCGCACAGAAGCTCCAGCAATCTTGGGCCGAGCTGAAGCAAAGCGGCGACGGACTGGCGCAGAACGTCTTCGGCAGCGTAGCGCCGGCCCTTGTCGCGCTTCTTACCATCCTGAAGGTTGCCACTGACGCATTCAAGAAGTTCGATGACTGGGCGGGCGGTGCCGCATCCACGTTCGTGGCTACAGCGGCCGGCATCAGCACTCTGCGGGTTTCGATCACGAAGCTGGCGGGGCTGTTTGGCGTGGGCTCTGGCGGATGGCTTGCCGCCTTCTTCACCTTCCTGCGGCGTGCAAACGTAGGCGCGCAGTTGCTCTTTCACTCCGAAGAGCTTAACAAGGGCGAGCAATCGGAGCTGGACAAGCGCTGGGGAGGTGCCAGTAACGGTAAGGCTGGCGCAAATTCCGCTTTGCAGAAAGCGGTGTCGTTCTTTCAATCCCGCGGCTGGTCCCATGAGCAGGCCGTGGGGATCGCGGCCAACATCGCGCGGGAGTCGAATTTCAACCCTGCGGCAGTGGGTGACAGCGGCAATGCGTATGGCATCGGGCAGTGGCACGCCGACCGGCAGGCGAACTTCCAGAAGCTATTCCCCGGCAAGACGATCAAAGGCTCGTCCATGGATGAGCAGCTCGCCTTCTACGACTGGGAGCTGAAGAACACCGAAAAGTCCGCTGGTGACAAGCTGCGCGGAGCCAAGACCAACGAAGAAGCGGCTGGCATTGTCTCCCGATATATGGAGCGGCCTGCACACGCAGCCTCGGAGGCGTACGCGCGCGGCGTTCTGGCGAGCAGCATCGCGTCTCAAAGTGGTCGCGGCGGCGGTTCCACAGTGGAGACGAACATCGCAAAGATCGAAGTCCACACCGCGGCGACGGATGCTCACGGGGTGGCGCGTGACATGCACCAGGCGCTGCAAAACAACGCCCTGATCACCGCTGGAATGACGGGGATGAACTGATGCTGATCCCGTACCCCGACGTTCCCTCGGTGCCGGGCGTGCCTCCTCTGCCCGTTGCTCCGGCCGGATACCAGTTCCCCGCCTCGCCGGTCAACCTGACCTCGGTGGAATCGGATTCCACTGCGCAGGTCGATGTCATCCCGCAGTGGCAGATCACGGACAGCAACGGAGCCGAGCTGCTCACCCCGGACTCGGTGATCGACTTCGAGTACCGCAACGAGAACAAGATCAGCAACTACCCGGTGGAAGAGGGTAGCTTCGCCAGTTACAACAAGATCGCAACACCGTTCGACGCCCGGGTGACGATGGCTTGCAACGGCAACGGCAGCATGACCCGCGAGCAGTTCCTTGGAACTCTCAAGGCGCTGCTGGATTCGCTCACGATGATCACCATTGTGACGCCGGACGCGACGTACCAGAACTGCAACCTGGTGCACTTCGACTATCGCCGGGAGTCGCGGCAGGGGATTTCCCTTGTGGTGGCGCAGTTGTGGTTCCAAGAGGTTCGCACGGTGAGCGCCGGTACGACCAGCACGGCGCAGCCGGACGGAGCCGACGCGAAGGCGAACGGGCAGGTGTCGCCGGTTGACCCGACGACGAAACAGACAGCCGCTGCCGCACAGGCGATCCAGTGATGCAGGTCATCCCGATCACCGCCGTGGCGTCGCAGACGTTCTCCGTGCAGCTCGCGGGGCAGGACTGCGACATCGCCCTGTACCAGAAAAGCACGGGGCTGTTCATGGACCTGATGCTCAACGGAGTGCAGATCCTGAGCGCCATGCTGTGCCTGGACCGGGTGTATCTGGTGCGCTACGCGTATCTCGGATTCGTGGGCAATCTCGCGTTCGTGGACACCCAAGGCACGAGCGATCCGAGCTATGGCGGCCTGGGCTCCCGGTTCATCCTGGCGTACTTCCCGGCATGACGTTCAAGCAGCGCCAGATCAACCTGCAGTTCTCCGATGAGAAGGGCGACCTCGCGCTCACGGGGTTGAAGTGCCACGCCATCGTGTCGAATCCTGGCGGCTATTCCGCATACGGGCAACTGCAGCTTCGGGTGTGGGGGATGAACCTGCAGCAGATGAACCGTTTCTCCTCTGTGGGATTTTGGGGCATCGCTGACCAGCGTAGAGACATCACCGTGAGCGCCGGTGACGTGGATGGCCCGATGACGCAGGTTTTCAGGGGAACGCTGATTCGCAGCTTCATCGACTTCGCCACGGTGCCGGATGTGTGCTTCACGTGCTCCGGCACTGCCGGCTTTTTCGAGAAGGCCAAGGCAACGGCTCCGAACAGCTACCAGGGCGCGCAGAACGCCGAGGACATCATCAAGGCCATCGCCGTCGCCGCAGGCTTTCAGTTCAAGAACAACGGCGCGCACGCGGTGCTGCAGAACCAATACGTCAGCGGCTCAGCGGTGGACCAGATGCAGTCGGTGGCTCGGGCTGCCGCGATCCCGCTGGTGATCGAAAACGGCACGGTGACGATTTGGCCGAACGACGGAACGCGCGATGACGTGGTGATCGAGCTTGGCCCGAAGACTGGGCTGGTCGGTTACCCGACCTATTGGGAGCGTGGGTTCGTCGTGAAGTCGGAGTTCAACCCACTGATCGCCAACGGCCGAACGGTAAAGCTCACCAGCGCAATCCCGAAATCCAACGGAAGCTGGCCGACGCAGAACGTGATGCACGAACTTAGCACCGTGAGTCCGGACGGCCCCTGGTTCACCACGGCACGGCTCGCGCCCGCTGTCTATGTCCCCGTCAACTAACACTGCGAGCCCGTATCTCCCGAGCGACAACGCCTCGGAGGTTGGCCGGCTGCAACTGATGATCCGAACGGCCCTCTCTGGCCTGCGGACCTCGATGCCCGTCAAGATCGTCTCGGTGACGAATTCGGGCGGCGTGTCGCCGATCGGGTACGTGGACGTTCAGCCGCTGGTTGGGGCCATGGACGGGGCTGGTGTGGTGTGGCCGCACGGGGTTATCCACAACGTGCCGTACATGCGGATTCAAGGCGGGGCCAACGCGATCATCCTGGATCCTCAGGTGGGGGACATCGGCATCGCCTCGGTATGCGACCGGGACATCTCCGCGGTGAAGGCGGCCAAGGATTCTGCCCCCCCGGGGTCGAGCCGCAAGCACGACTTCAGCGACATGGTGTACCTGATGACGATCATCGCAGAGGCGCCGACGCAGTACATGCGGTTCTATGAGGGTGGCATCGACATCGTGAGCCCCGGGGACGTAAACATCATTTCAGCCAACCTGAAGCACAACGGCGTGAATGTAGGCAGCACGCACGTTCATGGCGGCGTCACAACTGGCGGCGCTGACACCACGGGTCCGGAATGACGACGATTACTCAAAGAACCCTACTGCTTGATCAGAGCGCTTGGGATTTGGTCTTGGATGCGAATGGGAATATCGCGCTGGCGGACGCCCCGTATTCAGTTGCACAGGATGTTGCGAGCGCGGTCAGGACATTCCTCGGCGAATGTTTTTACGACACCACGCAGGGCCTGCCGTACTGGCAGCAGATCCTGGGCAAGTACCCGCCGCTGTCGTTCGTCAAGCAAAAGATCATCGACACGGTGCTCACCGTGCCCAACGTGGTGAAGGCGCAAGTCTTCTTCACAAGGTTCTCCGGCCGCACGCTGACCGGGCAAATCCAGATCATCGACACCGACGGCGTTGCCTCCAACGTAGCGTTCGGCTGAAAACAGGGGACAGCAAGAACATGACCAACGTGCCCGCGATCACGTGGAGCAACGGTGCGCCCGTCCTGCCCGCCGAGTCGGCCATCCTTGCCGGTGTGCAGGCCGACATTGACTCGGCCTTCGGAGGTGGCGTCAATCCGGGCCTGACCACGCCCCAAGGTCAGATCGCGCAAAGCGAGACGGCCATCATCGGGGACAAGAACAGCCAGATCGCCTTTGTGGCCAACCAGGTGGACCCTGCCACCGCCTCGGGGAAGTGGCAAGACGCCATCGGGCAGATCTACTTCATCTCCCGCATCCAGGCGTCCGGTACTGTGGTGGATGCGACCTGCACCGGAGCGGCCGGCACCATCATCCCCCAAGGGGCGCTCTCGCAAGACTCGGCGGGCTACCTCTACGCCTCCACGGCGGCGGCGACGATTCCCGCTGGCGGTTCGGTGTCGGTGCAGTTCCAGAACCAGACCACGGGACCCATTCCCTGCTCGCCGGGCTCGCTGTCGGTGATCTATTCCGCCGTCCCTGGCTGGGACACGATCACCAACGCGTCGTCCGGTGCTCTCGGGACAAACGTGGAAAGCCGAGCGGCGTTTGAGGCGCGCCGGCAGCTCTCGGTGGCGAAGAACGGCATCAACTCCGTGCAGGCGATCTACGGGGCCGTGCTGGGAGTGGCGAACGTCATCGACGCCTTCGTGGTGGACAACCCGTCGGCCTCCACGATCACGTATGGCTCGACCAGCTACTCCATGGCGCCGTACTCGCTCACGGTTTCGGTCGCCGGGGGAGCGTCAGCAGACATCGCGCAGGCTGTCTGGTCGAAGCTCTCGCCAGGCACGCCCATGAACGGGAACACGTCGGCCACCGTCACCGACACTAGCTACGGGCCGCCGTCGCCGGCCTCGTACACCATCACGTGGCTGACCCCGACCTCCACGCCCGTGTACTTCGCGGTGCAGTTGAAGAACATCTCGGGGCTGCCGTCCAACATCACGCAGCTGGTGCAAAACGCCATCATCGAATCCTTCACAGGCGAGGATGGCGGCCTTCGCGCCAGGATCGGGCAGTCCACCTACTCGGGCCGGTACTACGCCAACGTGAGCGCGATTAACGCGAACGTGGAGATCCTGTCCATCCTCATGGGATTCTCCGCGGTGGGTGCGACGAACACGGCGCTCACCTTCGGAATCGACCAACTGCCAACGATCACTGCGGCGAACATCTCCGTCACGCTGGTCTAAGCCATGCAGAACTGGCAAGAAACGCTGCTGAGTCAGTACGTCAGCAGCCCGACGCTCGTCGCGCTCATCGAGGCGCTCAACGATGCGATCGACCCGGCGACGGACCTGCAGAAGTTCTACGACAACATCTGGAACGTGCAGACCGCCGTGGGCTACGGGCTCGATGTGTGGGGGCGCATCGTCGGGGTTGACCGCGTTCTGCAGGTGTCGGCGCAGAACATCTATTTCGGTTTCAACGAAGCGTTCCTACACTCGTCCACGCAGGGCTCGCAGCCGTTCAACCAGCAGCCGTTCTACTCGGGACCAGAGAACACAACGAGCTATGCGCTTGGCGACAACGACTACCGCACGCTGATCCTCGCCAAGGCGGCCACGAACATCTCCGATTGCTCGATTCCGTCCATCAACGCGATCCTGCGGTACCTGTTCGGCAGTTTCGGCAACGCCTACGTGGAGAACACGGGCGCAAAGACGATGAACTATCGCCTGAACTTCACGCCGACGAACGTGCAGATCGCGATCTTCCAGAACACCAACGTGATCCCTCGCCCCGCGGGCGTGAAGGCCACCCTCGTGTGGCCCTGAAACACGAAAGCTGACAGATGCTTCAGTCCAACCAACCGCCTAAGATCCTCATTCCCTTTGCGAATTCGGGAACGAAGAACACGATCCCGACGACCTCGCAGATCGGCATCACCGACGGCGCGGCTTCGTATCCGGACGGCTTCCCGCCGTTGACGATGACGCCTGTGTCTTCGGGAGGCGTTCCTCCGTACGGCGCGGACATGAACGGCATCCTGAACGCGGTCACGCTGATCCAGCGCTGGCAGTCGGGTGGAGGGCACTTCCAGTACGACGCTACCTGGTCATCCGACAACGCAGGTTACCCCAAGGGGGCGATGCTCCTGAAGTCCACGGGACTGGGGCTGTGGTTCAACACGGTGGACGGCAACACCACGAACCCGGATGCTAGCGGCGCCGGTTGGGAAGACCTCGGCATGGCACTCACTGGAGTGCAAACCATGCCGCAGTACAACAACACATCGGCCCCAGCGAATACGGCCTTTGTCCAACGTGCTATTGGTAACCGATCCACCGTCACCGGGGTCAGTGCTAATGCGACGCTGGATGCCTCCTACTCCGGCAACACGATTCTGGCGTTTGGCAGTGGCGGCTACACGATCACGCTGCCTCTTGGAAGCACTCTGACCAGCGGTGTGACCATCGAGATCTGCTGCACGGCCAACAACGTGACGGTGGCGGCCTCAGGTACGGATGTTATCTACCTGCAGGCGGCCTCGCCCCCGTCATCCCTGAAACTCAATGACGGCGATTCGATTCAGTTGGAGTGGAGCCCCGGAAGCAGTGGCTGGCTTGCGACCAAAAAGCCGCAAAGCCTCCCTCCAGTTGGGATCAGTGCCGGTGCAACGCTCACCGGTTCCTACGTCGGCAGGACCATCAACACCTTCGGCACAGGCCCGTATACAGTCACCCTCCCGCAGGGAAGTACGGTACAAGACGGAACGGAGATCGCGTTTTTCAGCAGCGCTAGCGGCAACGTCACGGTGGCGCGGGCGGGCACGGATTCGATCTTCGTGAACTCGTCGTCTGTGACCTCGATGGTGATGAACAACGGAGACTCGCTGCGCCTGAAGTGGTTTGCAAGCGCTCCTGGATGGTTCGCCGTCGGCGGCACCGCTCAGCTCGGTTACGCACCTCAGTTCGCTTCTTCGCTGAGTACCAGCGGCTATTGGAAATCTCCGAGCGGCCAGATCATCCAGTACGGAAAGACCGGCAGCATCGCTGGCAACACCTCCTCGTCCATCAGCTTTCCCATCGCCTTCCCGACGGCGGCGTACGCGATCTTCACGACGAAGGACAACAACGACATCACGAACGAACAGACGTTCGATGCGAGCAGCCTGACAACCACGGGAGCGACCATCTGCAACACGACCGGCGTTGCTGGTGCCTGCTGGTGGTGGGCCATCGGGAAATAAGGAGACAGCATGTTCTATTCGGCATCGAAGAATGCATGGTTCGCACCGGAGCTGCGCGGGGACTATGAGCAGGCTGGCACGTGGCCGGCCGACGCGAAAGAGTACTCGGACGACGTGTATGCGGCGTTCCGGGACCGCCAGGAACCCGACGGCAAGGTAATGCAGGCCGACGCGAACGGAGATCCCGTGTTGGTCGATGCGCCGGCTCCGTCGGTCGATGACCTCACCAAGCAGAACATCGCCGCCATTCAAGCGGAGATGGACCGACAGGCGCAGGCCAAGGGATACGACAACATCATGTCGGCCTGTACGTACGCGGCGCTTCCGGCCGGCGCTCCGTTCCAGGCTGAGGGCGCAGCCTTCCTCGCGTGGCGCTCCCAGGTTTGGGCGAAGGCGTACTCGGATCTGGATGCCATCAACGCCGGGACGATGACCATGCCGACTCCTGAGCAGGCTGTGGCGTCCATGCCGGCTCTTGTGCTTCCGCAGTAACCAGTATTCACTCCTCCACGAAGCCCGCCTTGAGCGGGCTTTTTGTTTGGGCAACAGAACATGACCCTCAAGACCGTACCTGTTACCGGAGTGCTGTACCTCGCCGACGGCACGACGCCAGCGGCGAGCACTCTCGTGACCGCCACGCTCACTACGCCGGATCAGGACCAGACCGACCCGAACGTCGTCGTTCCGAGCCAAGTCACGGCGACGACTGACGCCAGCGGCAACTTCACGCTGCGTCTGTGGCCGAACACGCGCGGGGTGAACGGCTCGCAATACTGGGTTCGCTCGAACATCCACGGGGCGCTGCCGGCCAACTGGCTGCTGAACGTCCTCATCACAGTTCCGGATGGGGATGCGAACACCAACGTTCCGATCAACACGATCACCAACCGCACCGGCCCGAGCGTCCTTTCTGACTCCAGGGCCGCGATGCTGGCCGCACAGGGGTTCGCTGTGCAGGCCCAGCAGGCCCTCGCGTCTGCGATCGCCGTCGCAGCCGACCTCCCGAACCTGGACGCCCTGTCGGCAGCGCTCACGAACCTGAACGCGATCTATGCCGACCTCACGAACCTGAACGCGGTCGCCGGGGACCTGACGAACGTCAACGCTCTGGCCGCGATCATCTCGACGCTGAACGCCATCGCGGCGGACCTGACGAACATCAACACGGTCGCTGCCGACAAGACGAACATCGATGCAGTGGCCGCAGCCGTCGCCGCGATCAACACGTGCGCAGCGAACATCACGGCGATCCAGAACGCGGCGGCGAATGCCCAAGCGGCACAAAACAGTGCTTCCTCCGCCTCCACGAGCGCGACGAATGCGGCGGCTTCGGCATCGAGTGCGCAGAACGCCGCAAATGCGGCTCTTGCTAACGGCCACATCTACGCCTCCACGACCGCCGCCCAGGCCGATGGCACGCTGGCCAATGGCTCCTACTACGCGGTGCCGCAGTCAGCTCCTTCGGGCGTCTTCTACACGCTGTACCAGAAGGTTTCGAGTTCATCTTCCACGCTGATCAACACCTTCCCTAGTTCAACCGGAGTCACCGCGACGGCGCACAAACTCGCGCTTCAACTGCGCCCGAAGCGGCAGAACCTGTCCGACCCAGCCAAGCAGACCAGCGGCTCTTACATCGACATCTCCACCGGCAACCCTGTGGCGGCTGCTGGCGCGGTCTACACCGACTACACGCCCGTTACGCCTGGCGGCTCGATCACCACCTTCCCAGCCATCTCCGGAATCATCAACCCAGCCGGCCTCGCCTTCTACGACGCGAGCAACACGTATGTGTCTGGAGTCGGTGGCCCGTTCACGGCAGGACAGGTCATCGCGGTTCCGGCAGGCGCCTACTACGTTCGCATGTCTTGCACCACGTCGCTGGCGTCGTCGCTGGTGATTCTGGAGGGCTCGCAAGCGCCCACCGATGCGATCAACAACACCCCGGCATTTCTGGCCGACGTCCTGAACACGGCGCACCCGCTGGACTTGGCGTCTCGCCCGAAGCGGCAGAACCTGTATGACAAGGATAAGGCGGTCACCGGGCACTATATCGATTGGACGACTGGCGTTTCCACGGCCGGCGCCGCATTCCATGGCGACTTCCTGCCTGTAACTTCGGGCGGTTCGTTCACACTCTACCCGGCGGAACCGACCGTCAACTCGCCGGCAGGGCTTGCTTACTACGATCAAAACCAGACGTATCTCTCCGGCGTGGCTGGCCCGTTTACTTCGGGCCAAGTGTTTTCCGTGCCAGTCGGAGCGCGTTTCGTCCGCATCACGGGCGCGTCCGCCAACATCGGCCTGCGAGTCGTGCTGGAGGGCTCGCAGACGCCAGTGGATTTCCAGTACCACACGCCGGCCTTCATGTCCGACGCATGGCAGTGGCACAACAAGCAATTCACCGTTCTCGGCGACAGCATCTCCGACCCGGCGAATAACGCGACGTTCGGCCTCACTACCGACTGGCCGTCTGCCGTAGCAGCAGTTATCGGCGCAACTGTGGGACTGCGTGCGGCGAAGTCGGGCCGCACGATGGTCAATGCGCTGAAGGACGCCTCCGATGTGGCGCTGACCTCCGCGAGCTTCGCCAGCATCGACTTCGCCATCCTGTTCCTCGGGACGAACGACTACGGCACCGCCGCCACCCCCATCGGCACGATCAACGACAGCACGGCAACCGCGAGCTTCTACGGCTACACGAAGAAGGCGATCGAGCAAATCCTGACGTGGAAACCCACCATCAAGTTCGCGATCTGCACGCTGCTGCCTCGCAATGACGTGACGGCACCGAACGCTGCGGGGGCAGTGCTGAGCGACTACTCCGCTGCACTGCGTGCTGTCTCCAGCCTGTACCGCATTCCGATCATCGATCTTGAAAAGTTCTGCGGCCTGAACACGTTCAACTTCGCCACATGGACGGTTGACAACTTGCACCCCAACAACGCCGGACAGATCGCCTGCTTGCAGGGTCCGATCCTGGCCGGCTTGCGCACCGTGTGGCCGAACACCTAGCGCGAATCCGAAGCGCAATCACTTTCTTTGTCCGCGCACCGACTGTCCTGTCAGGTCGCACCAACGCCCTAACGAAAGGATCGCCAGATGTACCAACCCTCCTTTGGGGCCTCGAATGTCCGCGGGTGAAGACGCAGCCCGCGCGGGGCTCGGAAAGAGCGTGGACGAAAACCGCCAGCAAGTGGCGATGACGGACGAATCGCGCGTGCTGCTCGCGGACCTGATGGAAGACCGCATGCGCATCGCCGTCGCCGAAGGCATCACCGCCGCGATGACGGACGAAGCCGCCGAGCGCTTCTGGAACAAGGGGCTGGAGGTCCTTCAGCGGCAAGCCAAGGCCAAGGCCGGCGGCTTCCTGCTCGATGGCCTGGCCACCGCGGCGAAGAAGCTGCTGTGGATCGCGCTGTTCGTGGGTCTGGCCTACAGCATCGGCGGCTGGACGCTGCTCAAGGCGCTCTGGGCGGCGATGAACAAAGGGAGCTGACGATGCGAATCCTGATTCTGTGCCTGCTGCTTGCAGGCTGCGCCTCCGGCGTGCACATGACCGACGAAGAGGCCAAGGCTTGCCGGGACCACGGCTGCTCGGTGTGGACCGACGCGGAGCTGATGCAGCTCGCGAACAAGGTAGGAAGCGCGGCCTACCGTAAGGGATGGACGGATGCCACGAGGCAGTCGGGGAAAGAGCTATGAGCACCTTCAGCGACACCGACTGGCTGCGCATCCTCTCCGGCCTGGGCGTGCGCCCGACGACCGCTGCGGAATGGGCTGCGCCGTTCGCCGACGAGGTCCAGCCCGAACTGTTCTCTGCCGGCATGGAGGATTTGCAGGCATTCGTGCCGCAACTGCTCCACGAGTACGCGCTCATGGAAAAGACCGAAGAGTCGCTGTCGTACACGCCGGAGCGCATCTGCGCGGTGTGGCCGACCAGGTTCCCAACGATCGCCAGCGCCATCCCGTACTCGCACATGCCGCAGAAGCTGGCCAACTGCGTCTACGCGAACCGCATGGGCAACGGGCCGGCAGGGTCCGGTGACGGTTGGACCTTCCGCGGCCGCCCGATGCTCACCGGGCGCGCGACGTACGCCAAGGTGGGCGACGCGATCGGGCAGGACCTGATCGACCTGCCGGACCTGATCCAGCAGCCGCACTTCGGGCTGATAGCTGCGCGCGGGTGGTGGGACCTCTCGATCCCTGATGCGTATCTCTCCGACCAGACCAAGATTCGCCGCCGCGTGCAGGGCGGGACGCTCGGTCTTGAACACTGCATCGCGCTGCACGACAAGCTGACGGAGCTCCTCGCATGAACGACACCCTCAAGAGCCTGGCCACCGCGCTGGGAAGCATTGCGCCAACGCTTGCCACGATGTTGGGCGGCCCGCTGGCCGGAGCGGCCGTGACGGCGCTGGAGGGCGCGTTCAACCTGTCGCCCGGCTCCGGTGCTGACGGCATCACGAAGGTCGTCCAGACCGGCGGCATGACGCCGGAAATCATGGCCAGCGTGCGCGCGGCCGACCAGAAGCACGCTGAGGTCATGGCGCAGCAAGGAATCGACCTGGCCAAGCTGAACGCGGACCACGAAGCGGCCATGGCGGCCACCGACGCCGGGGATCGTGACAGCGCGCGCAAGCGCGAGATCGCCGTGCGCGGCGCCACGACGCCGGCCCTGGCATGGCTGGTGGTCGCGGCGAGCGTCAGCCTCGGCGCCGCCGTGGTCATGGGGTATGTGACCAAGGACCCGGCGCAGGGAACGCTCGTCGGGACCGTGCTGGGTTACGTGTTCAGCGAGGCCAAGCAGGTGCTGGCCTACTACTTCGGCAGCTCCGTCGGCAGCGACCGCAAGACCGAGCTGATGGCGCAAGGCACGCCTAAGACTTGATCCACCCTCTGTCTCCTCCCGGCTGCGGCGGGTCCTCACGCCCTCGGTCCTTCGGGATCGAGGGCGCTTTTCTCGTTAGGGCATGAAAAAAGGCCCGCACGATCGCGGGCCTCAAGGCCCGCAGGGTAGGGAGGAAGAGGTGCGGGCGCCTCAGGGAAAGCCGGCTTGGGACTAATTTTGGGACCAATCCTGGGATCACAGGGGAAAAGATGATCGCCCGTATCAGTGACACAAGCCCATTGACGCCCCGCAATTCCCCTGCTGGATGGGTTCGATTCCCATCGCCCGCTCCACCTCACGCGAACACTGGCACTGCCGCCTACCAGGCCGACACCAGGTTCGCCGTCACCGGCACCGTCAAGGCTCCATCGCAGGTCACGGACGTCGTGATCCGGATCAACGGACCTGATGCCCCCGCATCCACGCCCGTAGGAGTCCCGCCCGTACATCCCGCCGGTGCATTCACCGCATTGGCCAACTCCAGCGTGTCCTGGCCGCCCGCAGCGGTCACTGTCACGAAGTTGTCCTGGTTCAGCGGCGAGACCGGGAAGAAGATCGTCTGGTCCGGTGGATTGGGCAGCGCGTTGCAGTGCAGCTTGATCTCCGCGGAGAAGCCCGCGTTCACGAAGCTCACGGCATAACGGCCCGGCTTCTGGACGTCGCCAGACACCGTGGCCTTGAGCAGGCCACCCCCACTGCTTGTCCAGTCCCAGGGAACCGAGCATCCAGGGATGTTGGCCTTTCCGCTCCCGGTCACCACCAGGGTGCCGGTGAGGGTCGTCGTGCCCGCCGCTCCGAAGGGCGGGGCGGGGACCTGGAGGGAAGTGACGGTCGTATTGACAGCGGCCAAGGAAGCAGCGAACCACGTGTTGCCCGCGCCTGCGGGCGCCGCATGCGCGAACGTGCTGCCCACAGGCAGTGTCGCACCGGCCTGCACGCTGGCCACGAACTCGTCGAGCGTCTTGCCGGCGGGCAGGGTGACGCCTGCGGAGGAGACAAAGGCACTGAGATCGCTGGCCAGGCCGGCAGGAATGCTCACGCCTCCCACGTTCATGGCGCCCGCGGTGCCGTGATCCAGGGCACGCAGGAGTTCCAGCACCGGCACGCCGACGATCTGGCCGTTCATGGTGATGTTCGTCAGCGGCAGGCTCACATTGCCTGGTGCGGGAACGGGCAACTGGCCCAGCGGGATCTGGCCGCCGTTGAGGCTGAACGACGCCGACGTGTCGCCGGTATCGCAGGTGTACCCGCCATTCGCCCCCGTGACGCCGCTCGCCTGCGACGGAAAGCAGGTGTAGCCG